GTCTGTTGTTAGGTTGTGCTGCGTAGTTGCCATCATTTAATGCAAGTACGTGTGCGCACTTATGCTCGTGCGGGATCTCAGAATGATCAGTGTCAAGTATATTAGGCTCTGGATGTGCAAAGTCAACAGTAAATAAATAGCGACCGTGGTGCCATTTTTTATCTTTACCTATGTATTTACCAGCTTGTGATTCTAAAATATCCCAACTAGTAACAGCAGGGAAATAACTAAAAGAGTTCCAGAGCTGAAGTTCATCAAGTCTGCGTTCGGGCACTCTGGATGGCTCAAATCCTCTTTGAATAAACGCGCTAATTGGTAGGCGATAAAATATTGCACCGTTTTCCATGATAGCATGAAATAATAAAGCGCGCCCAGTAATACAGGTAACACCAAAGATAATGCAGTCTTCAACTTCTCCTTTGTGTTTTTTAAGATCATATAAATATTCTCTCCTAATTTGTGCGTACTCTACTGGTATATTTGCATTTAAATAAGCCATTAAAAATCCTCATCTACAAACTCCTCCTCATTATTTGTGATATCACCCCAACATTCTCCATCTTCGAAGTCAACCTTGTTAGGTATCTTGAGAGGAACAGCTTGTTCCATAATCTCTTTTATTCTATCAGCTTGTTGTTTAGTTTCAAAGGATATATTTAACTCATCATGTAATTGTATCATTGGTAATAAACCTTCTTTTCTTAAATCTATCATGGCTTGTTTTGTCATGTCAGCTGCACTACCTTGTATTAATTTATTCAAAGCTTTATATGTGAATGCTCTTTGTATGTTCCGTGATCCGTGTTCCAACGACGCTTCTTCAAAAGTTTGTGGTTTATGCATCCCAAACGTGGATGGTTCCCACATTTCAAATCTACACTTTCTACCTAAAATAGTTCTAATCCAACCTCTTTGTTGTGCCCTATCCATAGTTTTATAAATTAGTTGTTTTACAAAAGGAACACTATGATGATATCTATCTAATAAAGCTTTTGTTTGATCTTCAGTTATACCTAATTGACCCTGTAATTTTGCTTTACCCATGCCATAGAATAATCCAAGGTTAATTGTTTTTGCCTGTGATCTAGGTATGTCTGCTATGGAGGCTACCATGCTATGAAAATCTGCTTCTCCTTTTTCGTATGCCTCTGCAATAGAGGCCACTCCCGTGGTTCCTAGAGTAGATAGAGCATAATGCACTACCAACCTAGGCTCTTGTTGAGAATAGTCAAAACAACCCCATCTATGGCCCTCCTCGGGCATAAATATAGACCTAATACCCATACCTAATTTAGTGTAATTAGGTAATTGTTGTAGATTTGGATTAGAATAAGAAAGTCTACCAGTTACAGTTCCTCCAAAATCTCCCCTTAATTGATGTATATCAGCGTGTATTCTACCTTTATATACATAATTTTTAATAGAATCTAAAAAAGTATTACATAATTTATCTAACTCTCTTGCACTAGCGAGAGCCCTTAATATGTTACTATGCTTATGTCCTCTATGATTTTTTAAGTAGTTTTTTGTAAAAGATGGTTTACCTGTTTTTGGTGTTCTATCAAAATCATCAATACTTAATTTGTTACAAATACTTTCAATACTTTTTGCAGCCCATACTTCAGGATTAATACCTGTAGCCTCTTTTATTCTTTTAACGTATTCATTGTATTCTTTTTTTAATTTGTATTCTAAAAGCTCTACTTGACTTTCGTTTATTCTTACACCTTTTATTTTCATTTCTAAAATACATGGCAAAACTTTTGTTTCTAGTTCAACAATAGAATCAAGATCTTGAAATTTTATTTCTTTTTTTAACTCTTGCCATAATGCTAAAGTTATTTCTGCGTCTTTTTCTGCGTATGCACCTACATACATAGCTGGTAATTTATACATCTCTGCTTTTGGATCTACACCCCATTCTTTTGCAGCGTCTTGTAAAGCAGATTCATTTTTACTCATGCCAGTGTAGTCACTAGAAACAGAATTTAAATCATATCTAAATCTATTTTCATCCACTACAGATGTAATTATCATGGTATCAATTATTGTTCCGTTAACCGTGAGTCCTAGTCTATGAATCCAACACAAATCATATATTGCGTTGTGAAATATTTTAAGTGCTTTTGTTTTTAAAACATCTTGAAACCAACCAAGAACTTTTGCACGTTCTAAGTTTGGTCCAGATTCGTGAGCTATTGGATAGTAACCAGCCCAGTTCTTTACTGCTATAGCTATACCAACAACATCACCTTCACCTCTCATTGAAGAAGATCCTTTTGTTTTTAAATCAGGGTCTTTTGTTTCTAAATCAATTGCAATTTCATCGTATTTAGATAAGTCAGGAAAATCATCGGGTGGAAACCACTCTACTTGTGGTGTAAATAAAGGTTTCTGTGTCATTTGGTATCTTTCAATTTTTTTATTTCCAGCTCGCAGTAATGTATAATCTTTTCTAAGTCTTGTATACCATTTTTGTTTAAATATCTGCAAACATACTTCACCACGTTTCCTTGAAAAAACGAAAGATTATTTTTAGAAATAAACTCATACGGTTGTATCTTCATCTTTTTGTAATGTGATCCACCTATTTGTTTGTTCTGTGGGAATGCATCATCAAATATATTTTTGTGTGTCATTTTTTCTCCTTATAGTTTGTCATGATGTTTTAAAAGAGGAAAAGGTTTTGATCTGTTATGTGGAATGTCTAACAAAAATAAATCATTTTTAGCTCTTGTAACTGCTACGTAACATACTCTTACTTCTTCATCCTCTACTTTTTTGTTTCCTTTCTCGTAATGATTTAATGAAAAACCCCAATCAATATTTACAACCACGATGTCTGCTTCTCTTCCTTTCACACCGTGAATAGTGCTTAATAATATTTTTGTTTTTAAAGAATTATTTTGTTTCCAACATCTATATAAATAATCATTAAAGTCTTCTCTATCGTTAAATAAAGCTCTAGGTTTACTTGAAGACACAATACGAGTTGTATCAAAGTAAAATATTTCGTACCATTCTTTATCCTTGTCAGCATTTAAATAAAATTTTTCAGTTAATTCTTCATGAGTAAACAACTCATCTGAAAGAAGTTCTTGCATAGTAGTTTCTTTATCACTCAAAGCAGTTTTCTTTCTATTTTTTATAAACTCTGGTTTAATAAAACTAACCATTTCAAAGTAATTAATACCAGCGATGTAGCCTCCTTCTTTTAATATCTTCCAGTCATTAATAATTTTTTGAATTTTTTCTGGAAAAGAACTTTGAAAACCTTTACCTTTGTTGTCGTTATGTTTTTCTAAAAATATAAAACCTTTTCTTTTTAAGAAGTCAGCGTAAGCTCTACATAAAACTCTTGCCCTCGCACAAAAAATAACATCAGAATCAACTTTAATAATATCTTCTAATTCATCCATATCAGAAATGTCATTAATAGAACCTTCATCTTTGTTATTTCTTTTTTCACACTCAAATTCATTACCCATTCTTTTGCTAATCTCACCCCTAATTTTTAAAGCAAGATCATATATCTTCCCAGGCAATCTATATGTTTTTTCTAGTCTCGTTATATTATGTTTTTTACAACGCCATTTTTGAAAAATAGAAACATCAGATCCTTTCCAACCATATATTGCTTGGTCATCATCACCAACTAAATATATCTCTTCTGCCTTTCTTCTTATCTTAGATATAACTTGCCACTCCAGTCTTGAAAGATCTTGAACTTCATCAACTAAAACAACTTTATAACTTGGAAACTCAATCGTTGGTTTTAAAGCTTTTAATAACATGTCATCAAAATCAACAAAGCCATTATCATTTTTAAATTTTGCTAGATGGTTATAAAAGTATGTTAACTGTGCTGTGTGCACATTTTTAAATGAATCTATATTACTTTCTTTAAAGTAAGCTTTAACTTTATCTAATTCGTCTTTAAATTTACGATACCTATAATATGAACAGTACTCAGAACCATTAAAGTGGTGTGCTTTGTTAATTATATCATAATAAGTATATAATTTTTTATCTTCTTGATCACTCCAAGTTGCAGGTTCGTCATCTTTATTGTCATACTTAGAGTCATTTAACATAAACCATTTGTCTGGGTCTGATGAAAATTTTTTCTTAAACTCTGTTTTTGCACTTTGATTTAATATGTTGTGTTTACCTATGCTATCTAAACAAAATTTATGTATTGTTTTAATAGATTCAGCTTGCTTCTCTGTTAAAAGTTTTTTTTCTATAGCCCTATCTTTTAAATTTTCAACAGTAGCCTTAGCAAAACCTATCATTAAAGTTTGATCATGTTGAAGCCCACCTTTAAAATAATGAGATAATATTTCTAATAGTTTAGTAGTTTTACCACAGCCAGGACCACCTAGTATTTTATAATTTTCTCTATAGAATTTATCTATCATTAAAATACTTGCTCCTGTTCTTTATTTTCATAATCTGGCACTTCCTGTTCTATCTCAGGTTCTTCTTCAAATTTTTCTTTGTTAACAACATACACCCATCTCTTAACACCTTCTTTTATGTGAAATTTTTCTCTTGTTATTCCAGGAATTTTTTTTAACATTTGGTGAGTTAAGTCAGGTGTAATACTCCAATCATCTGATTTTAAATACTTAAAAAAATCATTAAAAGTAAACTTAATACTTTTTTCGTCCTCAAAGGGTCTACCTAACAATATTTTTTTCTTATCTTTACTTACTCTTGTATTGTAACAAAAAGTTTCTAAAGTAGTTTTTAATCTAAATGTAGGTAAACTTTCCTCTGGTGCATCTATCTCTGTTGCTTTTTCTTGTAAGCCTCTAAGTTGCATATCCCAATTTCTTATTTTAGGAGGAGTCCTACCAGTTTGTTCTGTAGCTGCTTCTCTTGCTAAATCTTGTTTTACTAATTCTTTTGAAGATAGTCTTACTTCTTCACCGTTGAAACCAAGATACCATATCTTTGGATTAGATGTTACGTAAGATAAAGGGCCTAATACTAATTCACTATTTAATGCACCACTAATTCCAAACTTTCTTTTAATACATTCTTCTTTATTACAAAAACTTTTTAACCAATCTTGATCACATCTATAAGTATAATCTTTTTTATCTCTCGAACCAATCACATTGCTAACTTCATTAAAACTCATACCTTTTCCTACAGGTTCAAAAAATTTTTTATTGTATTCTAATGTTTTATCTTTCCACTCTTCTGGATACCTTTGTTTAATATAACGAGTCATATCTAATAACACTTCGTTTCTTTGACTTTTAGGAACTCCAAAAGATGCTAAAGCTTGCATACATGGTGGTCCGTCTTTAAACCAGTCTCCTGAGTCGCCTTCGTCTATGTTTGATTTTAATTTTTTAAGTTGGGAGGGAGTTACTTTATTTCTTTCGTAGTGTTCAAAGAACTCTTCGATAGAGGCGGCGGTGCCATCCTCCTTTATCATATAGCGAACAGTGTTTTTAACATTGTGATATGGTAAGTTAATCCAACTGCCTGCCGATCCTTTTTCTAAATTTAAATATTTCTGCACAGGAAAAATTTTGTCAGGTTTACAATCACCAAATATATTTTTTATGCTGTGTAGTTTTTCTCTTAATAGTAAAGCTGGAACTGCTTCAGTTAAAAATATGTATATGTGTATTCCACCACTTTTAGATTTAAAAGGTATGAATGGTGCACTTAAACTTTTTATTTTCTTGTATAATTCTTTTACATCAGGTTTGTATTCATCTAAATCAATAGCACCCCACATACATGTGCTATCGCTTTTTATTGGACAAAGACCTAAACTATCTGCTTGTATGGTTTTACTTTTTGTTTTTACTTCAAACTTATATCCTTCTAAGTGAGCTTTCCACATCTCCTCCGTGTGAGCATAAGATGAAGTGAAAGAAGTCCCAGATTTTTTACCATCACCATTGCTTTGATCAAGAACGTGATAGCCAAATCTTTCCTCTAAACCATTAAAGATCTTTCTAAATTTATCTATCATATTTTAAAAGTGGGCGTATCCACTCTCGCTTCGACGCCCACTACCTAGGATTCTAGTATGGTTGCTTGGACTCGGCCTCTTCGCTGCCGTGTTTAGCTTGGATCTCACCCTTACCTACACTAGTCGCAAAATTTTTAGCCATGTCATAGATAGCTTTATCTTCAACAGGGCCTGCTTTTGCAACATCCCAACCAAACCATGTGCCTTTGTCGTTAGACATCTGCACAGTGGATAGTTTATAAATGTGGCTGTAAGTAGGCGGTGTAAATAAACCGTTCTTGCCTTGCATTTTTAAACCCATCATCATTGAGTTCCATTTTCTACTAACTTTTAGTTGAGTAGATTTCATAGAGATCAATGCTGTTTCTGGATTGTCACCGAGTACAAGTACAAAATGACTAGCGGTATTATCTAGATAGTTACCATTTGGTAATCTATCTTTGTAGTCTTTACCTCTAGTTGTTTGACTTACAATATCACTATCTGCCTCGTGTATTGCAACAGGTGCACCACTACTTGTGCCTCTGTCTTGCCATTCGA